GTGGTTCTGGATAAGCTGAAGGTGCGCAAGCAGCGCCGCTTCGGCTTCAACGAGGACAATGCCCTGGTCCTGAAGAAGGGCGCGGGCAACCAGCCCGAGGTGATGCCCGACCGCAAGTTCTGGGTGTTCAATTGCGGCAGCGACCATGACGACGATCCCTATGGCCGCGGCCTGGCGCATTGGCTGTACTGGCCGGTGTGGTTCAAGCGGAACGACGTGAAGTTCTGGCTGATGCTGATCGACAAGCTCGGCATCCCGACGACGAAGGGCACCTACCCGAAGGGCACCACCAAGGCGGAACAGGACAAGTTCCTGGAGACCATTGCGCAGATCCAGAACGAGGCGGCCATGGTGCTGCCCGAGGGCATGATGGTCGAGCTGATCGAGGCGGCGCGCCAGGGCAGCGTCGGCCAGGAGCAGCTCTACGACCGCATGAACGAGGCCATTTCCAAGGTGGTGCTGTCGCAGACCATGACCACCGACGACGGCGCCAGCCAGTCGCAGAGCCAGGTGCACATGGAGGTGCGCCAGGACGTGACCGAGTCGGATGCCGACCTGATCGACGCGAGCGCCACAGCCACCATCGTCACCTGGCTGTGCTCGTGGAACTATCCTGGCGCCGGCATTCCCCAGGTGCGGCGCGACTTCGAGGAGCCCGAGGACGCCAACACCATCGCCGAGCGCGACAAGAAGCTGTGGGACATGGGCGCGCGGCCGACGACGGAATATGCCGAGCGGCAGTATCCGGGCTGGAAGTTCCGGGAAACGGCCGAGACCATGGAGGCGTCGCCGCCGGGGACAACGGCGGATGACAAGGCACCCGTCTTCGCCGAGCCCGACCAGGTCGACCAGCTCGTCGCCGAGATCCTCGCCATGGACGACTGGCCCACGGTGATGCAGGCGATCATCGGCCCGATCGAGGAGCTGATGAACGCAAGCGCGAGCTTCGAGGAATTCGCCGTCCGGGCAGCCGAGGCGCTGCGGAAGATGGACGTGAATACCCTGGCCGAGAAGATGGCCCGGGCGCTGTTCGCGGCGCGCCTGGCGGGCCTGGTCGGCGCCGCGCTGGACGATCACGCCCATGGCTGAGTTGCTGCCGCTCGACCTGGCGCCGGCCGAGGCCGTCCGGCACTTCGAGAGCAAGGGCTACCGAATCGGGTTCGACTGGCGCGACGTCTGGCAAGAGGAGCACGCCAAGGCGTTCACCGTCGCCAAGGCCATGCGGCTCGACATCCTGGAGGACATCCGCCGCGAGGTCGACGGCGCTATCCGGAACGGGACCACTTTCGAGACCTTCAAAGGATCGTTGAAGCCGACGTTACAGGCGAAGGGCTGGTGGGGCCGGGCCGACATGGAAGATCCAGTCACCGGCATCACGCGCAACGTCCAGCTAGGCAGTGACCGGCGTCTCAAGACGATCTTCGATACCAACCTGCGCACGTCCTACGCCGCTGGCCAGTGGGAGCGGATCGAGCGCGTCAAAGCCCAGCGGCCCTTCCTGCGCTACGTGGCGGTCCAGGACGAACGGACGCGGCCTCAGCACCGCGCCTGGCACGGCACCATCCGCCAGGTGGACGATCCCTGGTGGAATACCCATTACCCGCCCAACGGGTGGAACTGCCGTTGCAGCGTCCAGCAGCTCAGCCAGCGCGACATGGACCGGCGTGGCTACAAGGTCACCGAAGATCCGCCCAGCTCGCCTCCGGTGCGCCGCGTGAACCGGCGTACGGGCGAGCTGACGGAGGTGCCCGCCGGCATCGATCTCGGCTGGGACTACAACGTGGGCAAGGCGCACCTGCGCGCCCTGGCGCCGCCGCCCGCCGAGGGTGAAATGTTCACCGTCTTCAACAAGCCCGAGCGCGCCGGCGCTGGCGGTGTTCCGACACTGCTCAACCGCCCCGCCGGAGATGTGCCGCTGCCGCGGCCGACGCCGGTGCCCGCCAGTGTCGTGCTGCCAAAGACCACGGACAGCGCGCAAGCCGCCGAGGCGTTCTTCAACGAGTTCGGCACGACGACGGGGCGAGCGACGGTGTTCACCGACGTGATCGGCGAGCGCGTGGTGATCGATGATGCTCTGTTCACCGACGTGCGGGGTGATTCGAAGCTGGCCGATTCAGAGCGGCGTCAGTACATCCGATTGGTTGCCCTTGCCCTCAAGCAACCGGACGAGATCTGGTGGGTGTGGGAGCACAGCCAGGCCCTGGATCGATACATGCTCCGCAGGCGCTACTTCAAGCGGGTAGAGATCGGGGGCAAGGAGCGTTCGGGGATTGTCGCCTTCGACGTCGGCGACGACGGATGGCATGGGGTGACCGCGTTCGCTACCGGCAAGCGAACCTATATCGAGAAGCAGCGCGGCGGGACGTTGGCCTATCGGCGTCCGGACAAATAAAAAAGCCGGGTATGCGGCCCGGCTTTTGGCGGAGGAGTTGGCCAGGGACCGCACTCCCTGCTCTCGTACCGCCAGAGCCTCAAAATAGCGCGGCGAGACCCAAAAATCAATTCCGGCCCACAGCGCCCCGCTGGCGCGCGTGAGCCGATTCCGGCCCCGATGTACCGGGGGAAGGCGACTCCTGCATTCAAACACCATTTAAAAACGAACTGAGGGCCGGTTTAGCCTCGGGGGCACACCCCCAACCTCGCCCGGTTGCGTCGCGGACGATTTCGGGCCATCGTCGGAAGCGGTCACCCCGATGATCTGGAGGGGGACCAGGTCCCCCTTATTGCATCCCTCGCCACGGGCCACTCTCGCCGAAGTTCAACCGGCCAGAGCGAGCAACCGTGAAGCCTTTCCAGATCTTCCGATCCGGCACCCACACCCCGATGAAGGGCAGCGCCATCGCGTTCAGCGATGCCGACCTGCAGGCGGCCGCCGCGGCGTATGATCCGGCCGCCCACGAGGCGCCGATCGTCGTCGGTCATCCCAAGTCCGACGCCCCGGCCTATGGCTGGGTGAAGTCCCTGTCCTTCCAGGACGGCCAACTCGTCGCCGAGCCGGACCAGGTCGACGGCGCCTTCGCCGAGCTGGTCCAGGCCGGCCGCTTCAAGAAGGTCTCGGCCAGCTTCTATCCCCCGGACGCCGCCGCCAATCCGAAGCCGGGCACCTACTACCTGCGCCATGTCGGCTTCCTGGGCGCGCAGCCGCCGGCCGTGAAGGGCCTGAAAGCCGTCAACTTCGCCGCCGGCGACGAAGGCGTGATCGAGTTCGCCGACGACATGTCGGGCTTCCGCGACCGGGGCATTCTGGGCGTGCTCGGCAAGATCCGCGACCTGTTCATCGAGAAGTTCGGCGCCGAAGAGGCTGACCGTGCGATCCCCGCCGATCAGCTCGAATGGCTGCGCGACAACGCCATTAGGGCCGAGAGCCGCCAGGCGGACCTCACCACCGGCCCCGCCTTCACCGAGACCGATCCCACCACCAAGGAGACCGAAGTGGACCTCGCAGAACTTCAGCGGCGCAAGGACGAGCTCGACGCTCGCCAGGCCCAGCTCGACCAGCAGGCCGCCGCTTTCGCCGAGCGCGAAGCCGCCACCCGCCACACCGAGAACAAGTCCTTCCTGGACGGCCTGGTGGCCGCCGGCAAGCTGGCCCCGGGCATCGCCGCGCCGGCGCTGGCCTTCATGGACCGGCTCGATGCGGCCGAGGTGATCGAGTTCGCCGAAGGCGCCCAGCAGACATCGCTGGACTGGTTCAAGGATCTGCTCGGCAAGTCCGGCCAGGTGGTCGACTTCAGCGAGAAGTCCGCCACCGATGGCGACGGCGACCAGGTCGATCTGACCAACGCCGAAGACATCGCCGCCAAGGCGGTCGCCTTCCAGGAAGCGGAGGCCAAGGAAGGCCGCATCGTCTCCGCCGACGTGGCGGTGCGCCACGTCATGCGCCAGGCCGCGGCCTGATCCCCACCGATACCCGATAGAGGAGCCAACCCATGGGTAGCAACAATCCCGGCCTCGCCAAGAACTACGCCACCGGCGCCGCCGTCGCCGGCCGGCGCGTCGTCAAGTTCAGCGCCGATCTCACGGTGGTCCAGGCGGCGGCCGCCACCGACCTGTCGATCGGCGTGTCCGACCGCCTCGGCGCCGCCTCGGGCGAACGCTGCGACGTCTACCGCGAAGGCATCGTCGAGGTAGACGCGGGCGGCACCGTCACGCGGGGCAAGAAGGTCACCTCCGACGCCGATGGCAAGGTCGTCGATGCCGCGCCCGGCGCCGGCGCCAACGTCCAGATCATCGGCGTGGCCGAGATCTCGGGCGTCAGCGGCGACATCGTCGCCATCCTGCTCGCGCCGAGCGTGATGCAGGGCTGAGCCAACCAGATCCTCTGACGGAGTAAGTCACACATGAACAACACCGCCCCCTTCGAGATCGATCCGGCTCGTACCGCGATCGCCGTCGCCTACCGCAACCCGGCGTACATTGCTGGTCTGGTCCTGCCTCCGGTGCCGGTCAACCGCCAGGAGTTCAAGTGGCAGTCCTTCGACCTGGCGGAGGATTTCACGCCCCCGGCGACCGAGATCAGCCGCCGTGGTAGCGCCAACGAGGTCGAGTTCGGCTCGACCGAGCTGACCGATCGCACCCAGGATCATGGTCTCGACGACTTCGTGCCGCAAAACGATATCGACAATGCGGGCGAGAACCAGGACCCGGTGGACCGCGCCACGGTACAGACCACCGAGCTCGTGCTGATCCGCAAGGAAATGCGGGCCGCCGCCACGGTATTCGCCGCAGGCAACTATGACGCCAGCTGCAAGGTCCAGCTCTCGGGCAATGACCAGTGGTCTGCCTCTCACGCCGACTCCACGCCGATCGCCGACATCGAGACCGGCCTGAATGCTTGCCTGATCCGTCCGAACACGGCGGTCTTCGGCCAGGAGACCTGGTCCGTGCTGCGGCGCCACCCCCAGATCGTCTCCGCGGTGCTGGGCAACAACGGGACCAACGGCCTGGTCACCCGGCAGCAGTTCGCCGACCTGTTCGAGCTGCAGTCCGTGCACGTCGGCGTCAGCCGTCGCAACACGGCGGCGAAGGGCCAGTCGCCTAGCCTGGCGCGGATCTGGGGAAAGCATGCCGCTTTCCTCTATCTCGACCCGAACGCCGACACCAATGGCGGTATCACCTTCGGCTACACCGCCACCTGGCGAAAGCTGGTTGTCATGACCCGGCCGGACCCCAAGCGCGGCGGCTTCGGCGGCACGGACGTCATGGTCCGCGAGAGCGTCAAGGAAAAGGCCATCGCCAACCGCGCCGGATACTACGTCCAGGACGCTATCGCCTAGCAGCTGTCGGCGCCGGCCGGCGCCGCCAGGGCAACTCTTTCGCTGGGAGCTTTTCCATGGCCACCGAGAACAAGAAGACCCGCGCCGCCGCGAAGAAGCCGGCGCAGAACCCCGTCTCGCCTTCCCCGGGTGAGAGC